GTTCGAAGGCGATTGCGGATTATCACCCGAACGTTGTGTGTTACGAGATTGTCGATTACCCATCGACCGACGTTCTGGGTGTCGCTGAGCATCTTCCGTTCGTGGACAACGCCTTCGATGCCGTCCTGTCGGTTGCGGTTCTGGAACACGTCCGCGACCCGTTCACAGCCGCCAAGGAGATGGTGCGCGTCCTGAAGCCGGGCGGCGATCTGCTCTGCGCGGTTCCGTTTCTGCAACCCATGCACGGCTATCCACACCATTATTTCAACGCCACGCCGCAAGGTATCCGGCGACTGTTCGATGATGGTATGGAAGGCGTCCAGGTCGAGGTGCCGGCGCCGCTCCATCCGCTGCACGCGCTGCACTGGATCCTCTCAAGCTGGTCACAGGGGCTATCCGAGGCGACGCGGCAATCGTTCATGGACATGCGGGTGTCGGACCTGCTGGCGCCAGTGTGGCCGAATATGGAGGCTCCGTTTGCCGCCGAACTGTCGGCCGAAAAACGGTCTGAGTTGGCTTGCGGATCGGTCCTTACGGGCAGGAAATCAAAGCAGGCAACGAAGCGGTGGTGGCGCGGTTAGTGCCCGATCGCCCTGACGTAGACTGACCCAGCTATGCCCGCGCTGGTGACATTATTTGTTAGGACGATTGTCGCGCTTGACGCGTTAATGATCGACGCCGCTGCCGACACCGTGCTGGGCGTTGAATTCCCATTAGTCGCCTGAACATTAAACGCCGCGGATGGGAACGGAATGGGGAACGTCCACGTAAAAAGCCCGCTTGAGGCGGTGGTCACCAGTGCCCATTGCTCAATCACCCCACTTGGGTGCGTGACGTAACCTGAAGCCGCTAGAGACTGCGCTCCAACGACTAGCACGCCGTTGTTGTAGAGCGCGGCGGCGTTGAGGGACCCGGCGCCCTTCAGGCCCCCGGTCGGCGATCCCACGAGGACCGGCGCACCGCAAAAAACCTGCGGGGTCGCGGCATCGGACGTGTTGACGCTGAAGGCCGTCGTGGTGTTGGCGGCGTTTTGCACCTGCAAAGAGCCGGTTCCGAACGCCAGCACCGGACCTGCCGTGGTCGTTTCGCTTAGGAGCGTGCCGCCGGAACCGAGCACGCCGCTGGAGCCGCCCGCGAACGCGATCGAGGACAGCGCGGGAAGGTCGATCGCGGGAAGGCTGAAGTTACCCGCTCGAAAGTCGATCCCACGATGCAGCGAGACAGTCCCCGGTCCACCGGCTATGCGCAACAGATTGACAGAAGACGGTTTCGTGGTGCTGGGAGCGGTGTCATCACCAAACTGGATGGCGTTCTGCCAGCCTACGCCGCCAGACTGACAGGCGATATACAACCCGGCACTGATCGTTGTGGCGTCGCTGGTCGAGGTGCCAACGTCTACGAGTTGCAACCCAGTCTTGCGAGTGACAGCGGCGCGAACGTCGGTGTTGATTTCCATTCCGGTGCATTCGGCCGCGCCGAGCGTTCCGGCCAGCGCTTGGGCAACGGCGTTCATGCCGAACGCTGAACCGCTGCTACCGCTTTGCAGGAACGCGAACCCGCAGGACCCCACGTTCTGCGATCCGGTTTCTGCGCCGTTGATCGTGGTCTGAGCGGTAAACGCTTGCCGGTGTCCGGTTCCGCCGGTTCGTGTGTGCACCAAGGTGACGGCATCATAGAACGCAGAGCCCATCGTGAAGCTCTCGGAGAAACTCATCTGGAATAGTGGCGCCGATGAACTTGTCAGCGTTCCGACATTTCCCAGCGCGCCCCATGCCGTCTGCTCCACAGCGTCTGTCGATGTCAGGGCGCCAGTAATTGCGGGGCCGGTAAGCGCGCCGCCACCCGAAGCAGAAATTACGCCGCTGCTGATCGTGACTGTCGTTCCGTCTACCTTGACGCCGCCTAGAACTGTCGTTGAGGCGGTCGGGAGAGTGTATCCGCCGCTCGATCCGTTCGCCGCCGCCGTAACGCGCCCCTTGGCATCAATAGTGACGTTCGCGTTTGTGTAAGCACCCGCCGTAACGGCCGTCGCCGCAAGCGTCGGATTAGGATAGGTGCCGGTCAGATCGCCGCCGGCAGCACCCGTCGGAGCGCCACCACCGCCACCGCCCGAAACCCACGCCGTTCCGTTCCAGGTCTCCACCGACCCGATGGTCGTGTTGTATCCCGTCGCGCCTGCTGCCGGTGTGGCCGGACGCGCCGCCGTTGTCCACTCGTCGAGGTTGAGCGGACCCTGCAACGTGACCATGGCGTAGGTGGGAGAGGGATTAGTCATGCGTTATGCGATCCATACTTCACCGCCAGAATTCCAAAGTTGACTGCTGTTAAGCGGCGGCGCCGTCAGCGGCAGGTTCGCGCCACCGAGGGCCAGCAATGCCGCTGCCGTCGTGTTGCTGTAGATTACCGGTGGCGCCAACGGGTTGGGCGTGGCGCCAGGGACGACAGATAAGACGCCGCCGTTGGACCACAGCGCGCCGGGGGATATGCCGCTCATGCTGGTCGGGTAACCGGCTGGTGGGGTCGCTAAGATCAGCACGCCGCCGTCGTCGAGAAGACCCGACCCGTAATCGAACGTCAGAACGGTGTGCGCCGGCATGATCGAGCGTATGCGGCATTCGAGTTCAAGGTTTCCGATTGTCCAGAGAGGATCGCCCGCGACGCTGATGCCGGCCGTGAAGTATGAGACCTGCACTGTCGGCGCATTGATCTGCCAGTGATACGGGGTCGGGAGTTCGGTTATCGTGATCGGGTATCCGAGCGCGGCAGCGACGGCGATGAAGTAGGACGGAGACTGGCCGCCAGTCGCGATGAACTTCGCCAGGACTGCGGCTTTGCGCTGGGCTGTCGATGGGTTGAGCGGAGTGCATGGGTCGGGGAGGCCGAGGGACTTTTCCCATTCCGGAAGCAACTCACTTGTTGTTGCCGGAGAGGCGTCATCGATCAGATTGACTGCCCGCGCACCGCTCCGCACGTAGCTTTGCGCCAGGCCAATCATGACGGCCGATCGCACTGTGCCAGGCTCGGTTGTCCACGCCCTGCCCCGGTGGCCAAGCGACATCATTGCCGCGAGGTAATCATCGGCGCTGTAGGTTATACCCACGTAATGGCGCCCAGGGTCGGGAGTTGGCCGGTCGGTGCGGTGATCGCTGAGTTCGGCGTGACCAGAGTATACCGCTGCAGGCCCGGCACGGCATCAAGCGCGCCCGTGAAGACGGACATATACATCGTGCCGTTGGCTGTGCCGGAAACGGTGATGGGCCACGTCGTTCCGCCGGGCGATGCCGACCGCTGGAAGGCCGCCGCGAGCGCTGCGGTTATGGCGGTCTGCATGGCGGTTGTGGCCGGCAGCACGTCCGTGATCCGGAAGGCGACCGGATAGGCGACCGGAGCGTCGCTGTAGACCAGGGCGGTGACGGGGCGCAGCGGGAAGATCGAGTTCGCCACCGCGAGTTGATCGCCGGTTGCGGCCGAGGCGCGGGTTTCCAGCGTGGCGACGCCGTTCGTCCCTTGGGGGAATCCACCAAACGCGGCTTCGGTGACATCGAGCATCGTATAGACAATCACGGTCCCGTCGCCGTTCCCGAGAGGTGTGACCCACGCGCGGGTTACGCCAGGGACCGCCATGGCCCATTCGATGTAATCAGACCGCGCACCACCCTGGGGAGGGGATGCGTAAATTTGCAGCATCCGGGTGCGCAGCGCGTCGTCCGCTTCGGCGTCAACCCCAACGGTGACCGAGGCGCTCGCCACGCCGGCGGCATTGACGCCAAGGGGGGCTGAGCCGAGTGTGAGCGGCGTCCCGACCGTGCAATTGCCCTGCGAGCCGGCCGCGCTGTCCGTGATCGTGACGCTGACGCTTCCGGACGCGATAGTCCCGCCGGCGGTGATCGTGTAGGACTCACCGTCCTGGCGCGTCACGGTTCCCCCGGCCAAAACCGGAGTTCCGTTCGGACCGGTGAATGTGGCCAGCAGAGACGCGGCGCCGGCTGGAATACGGAGCACCTTCCGGAGCGCGGCCCATGCCTCAAGGTTGTTGATCGCGGACCACGGTGTGCATTCCAACGATACCCGATCGATGTGCCCGAAGTGCAGGTTCGCCAGTCCGGCCTGATCCACCGCCAGCATTGTCAGCACGTCGATCGGCAGGAGATTGCCGGCGGACGCGATCACATCGGCTTCGGCCTGCGTGATCAGGCTGCTGAGCGGTGGACGCTGATATGGCATTTATACTTGACCCCACGCCCAGTCATAGCGAAACGTTGCGGTTTGCCCGGTGGGTTCGGTGATCGTTATTTTCATGGCGCACAACTGCCCCTGCCGCTGAGCGATGACGTCAACCGCGCTCGCTACGCCACGATCGATCAGCGGCTGCAGCGCGAGTTGGGTGGAATTCTGCGCCAATGCGATATTGGCCGCCGTCATCTTGGCTCGGTCGAGTTCCCAAAGATTGGAGCCGGTCGACTGCCCGGTGTAGGCGTCGGACCAATGCCCGCGCGGGTCGCCGTCCAGCGGCACGAAATCAGGCGACGCAATGCGATCGGTGAAGACGGCCAAGAGGACGGCGGTTTCGAGCGCGGTGCCGGTCGCGGACCAGTCGCAGCGCATGTTCACGGGGTCCCAGGCCAGGAAGATCATTCGAGCACGCTTGGCGTGCTGGTATGAGCGCTGCCGCTCTGCACGCCGCCGTGGGTGTGTGCGTTGTAGATTGAGCGCATCTGCGCAACCGTGTGTGCGTTTGTTCCGGTCTGATCGATGATGTCGCCGGTAACGTGCAGATCGCCGTTCTGCGTCACGATGGGTGCGTTGATGATGGTGAGCGGCATCCCGCCGCCATTGATGACGGTTCCAGTCCGGGTCAGATGGACGGACTGGCCGAGGTCGTCGTGCATGGCGATCTCCCCCTCGGCCAGCACGAACATGTACCGCTGGTCATGGGTCTGGATGATGACCATCTTCGACTTGTCGCCACCAAGGCAGAAGTACGCCGCATCAGCGCCGGGATGCGGCCGACTGGAGAAGCCGTAGCCCTGCATCATGCCGGTCCGGTCGCGAGTATCGACTTCCGACAACCAAACCTGAG